TGAAGGTTCTGACAAACTGCTACGCCTGACGCTGGATCTCGGCGGCGAAAAGCGTAATGTCTTCTCCGGCATTCGTTCTGCCTACCCGGATCCGCAGGCACTGATTGGTCGTCACACCATTATGGTGGCTAACCTGGCACCACGTAAAATGCGCTTCGGTATCTCTGAAGGCATGGTGATGGCTGCTGGCCCTGGCGGGAAAGATATCTTCCTGTTAAGCCCGGATGTCGGTGCTAAACCTGGCCACCAGGTTAAGTAATTAAGCAACCATTCTTCACAATGCCCGGCAATACGCTGGGCATTTTCATATAGACACAACCCCTTCTGATTTACATATGCCTAAAACAATTTGTTTTCTGCATTTTGTTAATTGAGATAATAAGCCATATAAGAAAAAAATTGTTTCGGAGTGGTTGAAATGTTGAACATTACCCAAGCCTACCAGGTGGCATTGATCAGTTCATCTCATACATCAGAGGAAGATGCTCGCCGATTCATGATCGCAAGCAATGAGCTGGATTGGGTTTCGCAAATTGACGGCGGTTGTATTGTCCACGCAGGGTTACAGGATGATGTCTGGAAAGACAACTTGCGTCGATATGGTATATCCGAAGACGCAATTGCTAACATTCAGAAAGTACTTGATGCAGGTTTTGACTCCGTACATTTTGATTGTGGTGCGCTGGTCGTTGAAGGGCTTGAGAGTTGGCAATGGTGATCCGGCAATGGTGTCATACAAGATAACTGAGAATTTATTCTCAAAGAAGATAGGAAATGTGCTTGTAATGCAGTATCTGCTATGTGTTTAGGTTATGTTTGCTAAATGTTGATAATATATACACGCAATTTTATGTGATGGGATGGATGTGATGGAAACCAATAACCGACATACAAAACCTTTGAATAACATTTATGCGTGGATTTTAGCTTTTATTCCAATTTGCTTCGGCATTCCGAACGAAGAGTATGCAAATTATGCTGCATTAATTGGAAGTTTAGCTGCCATCGGATTATTAGTGGCTGACAGAATGGCGATTTCGGAATCCGGCTATGAGCCACCTGCTATTTTATGGGGAATAGTTCTCATGCCAGTCTACCTATGGAAGCGCGCGACTATAACGAAGAGCAGCAGACTACCATTTATTATAGTCGTTGCCTTGATGGCTGGTCTTGTCTTCATTGTCATACCGAAACAGGAAGATAGTGTCATTGAGGACGCAGCCTGCCCTGTTGTGACAACTATTCTGAAAGAACATAATGGTTCTACTGCGGCAAAATGCATCAAGGTTAAAATTGACGACAAGGTAACTGATAAGTTCTACAGAGCAACTGCTACACTGGATAATGGTAATGATATAAACATAACACTGGAGCTTGCCGGTAGAGAGAAATTGTATGTCCGTGTGCCAGGTGTTTATTTGAACGATTAACGGATAAAAACATTGATAATGGCGGTCACAATTTGATTCTTTTCTATAAGAATCCGTTGATCGCCACTACTCCCCTTCCATACCTGCAATCACATCCTTAAATATCAATAGGTTAACGTTGTTTATACAAATAAGAAAACAACTAAATAACAGTTCAACGAAACGTCAACGCTTTCTCCCGATTTGGTCTAAAAATTGACGTTTTCACACATCACTTCTTATACCCGTAATCTACGCAGCAGACAGCGCCACAGCGTCCAATTTTCACCACAGACGCCCCAACACACTACCAACAAAAACACACGCTCAAAATCTCTCCCGTTGCGTTACACAACCATATAAACAACTTATTTTCAGGCATAACAAAACAACTAAATAACACATATGCCATTCCCCAAAACAACCAACCTCTTTATGGCAGGCTACCGAAAAGACCCACCTCTTCTCCCAGGCTACCGGACAACCAACCTAACTTTCACAGGCAATCCGAAAACATTCATACGCGCGATACCCACGACACGCCATTCCCCAAACAGCGAAGCAACACCTGAACCACTGAAACCCCAACGAAGTCTGTAACCGCAAGGATTCTCTCAATCCCAAAAGACACGAAACATAACAATCACGGGAAACGCCATTACCCAATACACGAACAACTACAAAAGCCTTTCACACGCACTCCAGACAAACAACTCAAACACAATAACGAAAGGAATCGCCCACCTGCCATTACTCCACACACGGAGAAGAACAATCACCAAAACGATGAGAACACCCCATAGAAGAACCACCGCAAAACGAACGAAACCACATACACCGACAGAGAGAACAACACACCCAATTCACCAACAGAATTAGTCGCCGTATAGAACGTTCTGGAAGGAGTGAGCATTAACGCCTATAGAGAGGTTGAGACAGATAAAACATAACATGTATAGCGAAGAAGCCAGGTATGTATAACTAAGAAATACACAACATGTATAAGCTGGGAGGGAAGGAGGGGTGTCGCCTCCTTTTTCGTATTTATTCAACATCTTACCATCATCCCCCGTATCCCCTACGGTCATCCTTCGGTCCATACAGGGAAAAGGCTGCATCCCGCTACAAAAACGGCTGGGTTGCCTTCGGGAAACGGTCGAGTTGCCTGTGTGGATTTCGGGAAAAGGCTCGATGCCGGTTCAGGAACGGCGGCGTACCGGTATAGCGAGAGGGAGAGTTGCGGCTGGCCACCTGCAATGTTCGGGAAGAAGAGAGGCGCTCACGTGAAGGCGAACCTACTTACCGCTGGATTCCCTCTGAATGCCCAGTTACAGCGTAATTGTGCCAGACAGCCAACGGGTCACAATCGATTTCAGTAGGTTTTCGGGGAGATGATTATTCTGCCCACCAGCCATCTTCGGCCACTAAATCAGAATAATGTAAAAGTGTACTCTGTACTGAACCTGAAAACTCACTGCCAAAACCACATTCACCGGAATAAAATCCTTTTTCGCCTGTGCGTTATTGCGATAATAACACCATTAAGAAAACATCTTGTTTAAGGATTGCTTTATGTTTGCAAATATCGACATCAACCAAATTAAGAAATTGACTCAAAAAGAGTTTGACCAGTTTTATGAGCTGGAAGGTTGGTCTTCCACTCTGATTAATTCAAGATGGGTGCTGGAGCTGATGACTCGTGATGATGCACCTGCTTTGATGATTAGCGACCTGGGTGATGATGCTGACTTTATGGATATGAGCGAATTTTGTGTGGACACATACAACCGCAGCCAGAAGTACTACTTCACATGCGATAGCGAAAATGACGTGATTTCTAAGGTCTATCTTCACCTCGTCCAGCATTGGGACGTTCAGGAGTTTCTTGAGGTATTCGCGTAACCCCAACCAAAGCCAGCATTGCTGGCTTAATTTCATCTGTAGCCGCAGGGAAGAACCTGCATATCGCTCATGCGCCTGATCAATATGCTTTGTAGCCGTTTTCTTACTGGTATTATTTACGCAATTGAGAAAACAAGTTATTTACGAGGTTGTGATGGATAAGTCACTGATACTGGGGCTGGACAAAGACCAGAAGAGAAAAGAGAAGCCTGCACTGGTTGCTCAATTAACTTTGCTGGACATCGTTGCCAATGGAACCTCTATTCGTCTGTTCCGTGAAACAGCGGTGTCTTTCGATAAAAACACTTTTACTCGTTATGTAATGAATGTTCGTCGCCAGCGTGGAAAAGGCTGGATGGCATTTCAAAGAATGTGGCCGGAACATCAGCTGGAACTGGCTTTGATGGAAGTAAACCGCGTGGCCCAGCAAGAAATTCAGAGAGCATCAGTGATGGCAATAGCCTGATAATGTGCAAGTGGTAATTAGTCGACAGTACGACAGCCCCGCCATCCTTACGGGGCTTTTTTGTATTGTAGGTGCATACCTATGACTATAAAATAGAAAAATAACTAAGACACTACGGAGAGTGAAATGACCGTTAAACGCGAAAAACTGACAGTTGATGTTTACTATGCCTCTGAAACCGCCGAAGGTAAGAATGTGGCAAAAATCACCGTTGTTACGTACAACACCGAAACTGGTGCCGAAGTACAGGCCAGTACGATCGTGCGTAAAGGTGATGCCTCCGGCGGAGAGTACGCGACTCAATACCAGTCCATTCTCGATGCAACTGACCCGCTGCTGCTGAAAATCGAGAACTACTTCCGCCAGGTTGATGAAGAGGTGTTTGAAACCATGATGAGTATGGTTAATTCCGTATTCACCTCCAGTCTGAACACCAGCACCACCTGGATTGGTCAGTACGGCCTGCGCATTACCTCTGGCATTCCTGCCGACACCTTAATCCCTGAAAGCGTATTCGCTTAATCCTCTTTGAATGGCGCGTAAACCGCGCCATTTTATTATGCCCGATAACAATTTGTTTTCTGCCTTATCTGATTTGTGAAAATGATTTCACTGAAGCAACTTAATAAGGAAACCATCATGGACTTGATATCTATATCGAGACGCAGCCTAAAAACGATCTGAATAACGAGGCATCCAGAAAGCAGGTTGCTTACTTCCGTAAGTTCAATGCGCTCGTTGGGTGGATGGAGCGCAACGTAGGTGAAGTCGAAAATTGTGAGCTTTTAGAATTAACGATGAATGACATTTGTCTTCTGAAAGCTCATTTGATGCACATAAACGAAAGCAATTGCGAAGAGTACTTGCCTACTCGGGAAGGTTTTTTCTTCGGCAGTCAGGAGTACGACGAAGGTTACTGGCATGACGTGGATAAGCTGAAAAAACTTGTGGAAGACCTGATCAGGAACCACGACTTTCACAATAACAGACTGACCTTCTGCGCCTGGTGGTAAATATGGGCGATTTCAAGAAACGCCTGAAGGAAAGAGCCGAGATGGTCAGAAAGCAAAACGCATCTTCTGTCATCAGATACGCAAGGCTGTTTAGTCGCAACAACAAATCAGTTGAGGAAAAGATCCTTAGCGTAATCGGACGATAATTATTAAGGCCATCAGCATTGGTGGTCTTAAATGACTTTTAATAACCGAAGGTTAGTTTGAAACCTGGCTATCAACTTCCAGAACCTTTCTTGTGTATTCAGCCTGTATTAACTTCTTTTATGCCTTATCTACACTGCGATAATTACACCAACAAGAAAACAAGAGGAAAGCAGATGAAAACTATTACTCAAGTCCAGCAAATCTGGGCGCAGCTGGCAAATGAGCCTGTGGATAACAATCAGCAGCTTGAGCGCGCATTTCACCATTTTGAAGCCGGTGACAGCATCATTGACGTGTGGGTGTGGATCGACGGGCTGTGTCCAGATATCACCGTTGCCCAGTTGCAGCAGGTGGGGAGGCACGATGACTGATTTCACCATTACCCCAAAAGCACAAAATGTATTCCTTGAATCATGGCTGAATTTGCCGCATTAAGTGAGAGTATTACGATGGCAAAATTGACCAGAGCGCAGGAGCATGACCTGCGACGCGCAATTTATGATCTTGAAAGAGTTCGTTGCAGCACATCGAAAGCAATGAGATATAGGCCACCAGTTAACGCTGGTGGCCTTAAATGACCATCCTGTTCCCCGCAGGCTAAAAACACCAACCTCTTACCTCCAGGCAACCGACAAACCTACCTGTTCCCGTCCGGCTACCGCAACTTACCACTTTGACGCCTTATTCGTACAACGATAATTAACACCAGCAAGAAAACAATTTGTTATTTACGATAAGGAATTAATCATGAATTTTATCGCTACTGTAAACGCACCCGCACATGGCAATATCGCAGTAACGTTCTCTGACATTGAAAAACGAGTACTTGGTGCATGGCGCGACAATGAGACGGTAGAACTGTCAGCACAAGAAAAATGCATTATTGCACGTGACATCATTGGTAATCGTCGTTACTCGCGGGTATTTGAGAAAGCGTATGTGGTAAATTCTGGATTCGGAACGTTCGTCTTTCCGGTGCGCTCCGGGCGATTCTGCCAGTCCAAGCTGATTGAGTTCGCTACGCAGATTTCTGTCTGGATTAAAACTCAATCGTCGTTCAAATTTTCCGACGATGAAGCAGTATCGCAGGGGATGCAGATCGCCAACAATGCGATTAAATGCAAAAACATTACGTATGCCGCTGGCGTTGACACATGGAAACTGTTTTGCGCTAACTTTATGCTGAATGTATACGCAAGCAACCGCATCCACATCCTTGATGGCGTGTAACTGAGAAGAGGGCCAGAAACGGCCCTTTCTCTATAGCCACCAGTTGCCGCAGGGAAATTTTCAGAAACGGCAAGGAACGCATTCATGAGCCGACGGGAAACGGCCAGGATTTTTTCGGGAAACGGCGGCATTCGCCTTGATGTAGAAAAACATCGGGAAGCTGGTGGAATCCAACCAGCGGCTGTCGGACAGGTGAGCGGGGAAAATTATGATGACTTTCGTCGCCCGAGACATCCAGATTTCTTTCGTAGCGTAATCACATACGTGATTAATTGGTGTGATTATGTGAGAAATCACGCGCACATAATACGCGAGCGGATACAGAACAAAACAAAATGCCGATCCGCGCCGACAATTAAACGCGGATCACATAGCAAGACAAAAAGCCAATGATTAACTATGCGCTATAGCGCAATATAACGCGTTTTAAGCGCATTAATGTGTTAAGTAATGGGTATGTACTGGCAAGGATATAAAAGCGCGTCTATGGCGTTATTTTGGTGCTTGTTTTTATGTTGTTGGAGTGAGTCAAAGACAATAAAAAACGCGCTAATGATGGCGCGTTATGGTGGGAGTATTGGAAACGAAAAAAGCGCCCACTATGGGCGCTCGATTTTATTTGTGTAAACTGATTTTAAATCCCATTTCTACAAACGCTTTTAACATTAAAAATATATCAGCGTCGTTCACGTCTGCTTTTTTTCGCTCCTGGTCGCTCAATAAGTCAATTTTGCGCGTCGTTTCATCTATAAGCTCGACTGCGCGCCCAGCGTAACCAGCGATCCCAGCGATGCGATTAACATAATATTCATTATGGACGTTAACGCCAGCGATAAGAACAAACATGATTAAGCTCCTTAAAAAAAATTAAATAGAATTTTGAAGTTTTCCGATTAATGCGCTTAAACGTAAGTATTCACGTTTGCGCTTGCAATCTCGCTTGCTGTTAAGTAAATCAGAAAACGTAAAATTTAATTGGTCGCGTTGCGCGATCAAATCATCGATTAATTCCAGTTTATAAGCGCGATACTTTGCGCGATATTCCGCGCGGATCTTGTCATAGCTGACCATTTTAAAGCTCCTTTAAAGCGCCCATAGTGGGCGCTTGATTCCATTAATTACGCTTTGAAAGCATCAGCTAAATAATTGTAGAAATCATTTTTAATGAAGCGATATTGCTGAGTACCAGCTTTTGCACTCCCAGCTCCTTTGACTTTTTCAACAAGTCCAAGACGTTCGCAAAGATTGATCAACTGGTTGGCTTGAGTATAGCCAGCGTCCAATTTAATTTCGCACGCTTTTTTAGCTTCATTCATTAAATCGAAAACAGCGCCATTGGTGAACGTGTCGATCTCGTCGTTAATCATATCGATTAAAGCGAATACACGAGATCCAGACATATCAGCGACGGAATAAACACATTTTCCAGCTTTAATGGATTTAACCAAATAAACCAGTTTTTCCAGTGAATAACTATTAGTCATAGCGTCACGAAAAAATACTTCTGGCGCTTGTTTGCTTGCTTTAATCGCATAGTAGAAAACAGAGCATAATTTTTCGTCTTCTACAGCGTTTACAACGTTGTTGATGAAGTAAGCAAGTTTAGTGGTCGCAGCTTGCATATTTGCTTTGTCTGCTTTAGTGTGCGTACCATTTTTATAATGTTCGTTATATGTTTGAGTTGCCAGATCTGCTTTTTCGCGCAGCTCGTCGGATACAATGGAAGCAGCTTCAATGATGGATTTTTTAGAAATGATAATGTTAGCCATGTTGAACATCCTTACGAAAAATTAAAATGAATTTATTTTTTGCTGTCGTTAGCCAGCTCGCTTTCGACGAGTTCAATTATCGATACGTGAAAAAAGATTGCAAGTGTTTTTTTTAAATTTTTTGCAGGGGTGAAAGTCCTAGAAATAAAAGCGAGATCCTCGAAGGTGTTCCCTAAATAAATAATAAATTCCGGCTTTTGACCTTATATATTTATACGGGGAGAATTGAATGAGTGTTAAACGAAGGGCATGTAAAATAATAACCGGACTTAGCCGGTTATTATCCTTATAGAAATTAAAACGGAAGGATTCGTTCAACCCAATCGAAGAAAACAAGTATTTTTCTTCCGTCTTTCAACTTAAGAGTGACCTGACAAGCATCAACGCCTCTTGATACCCCTTCTATTTCACGACCGTCTGCCATGTAGACCCTTATAGATTGGTCGTTTTGATAAGCCTTGCGACATATCGCAAAAAAGTCACGGCGTGATGGCTGATTGTCAACATAGTCTGGATGTATTGTTAGCCTACCTTTGAACTCGCGAGCAATGCCATCGATTACACCTGATTCAATTGTGCTAATGCGCTCAAGTGGGAGTCTTATACGATTTTCTTTATCATATGGAAGCGGGCATAAATCTAGCTTATTGCGGGAAGGCATTGTCCCCTGAACGTACATGCAAAACACCTGACCGTCTTCAAGCGTGACTCTTACAGGAATGTTGTTCTTCCGCCAGAACATAAGTATGTTTTCAGCATGTTCGTAGTCTCGCGGCCAGACTTCAGCCGGTATGCCGTAGGTGATGTCCAATGTTCTCATTCTGATACTCTTAGAGGTGTTTTCAGCAACCCAAATTTAAATTCTTTGTTACCAACGACAAAGAAGGGAACCTCAACATAGATTTTTTTATCGACGGATTTAGAGTTCGCTGTTTTCTGTATGTCACGAATGATACGTTTTGAGATATTTTCATCGATAAACAATACCTTTCCACTTGTATTCCCTTCAGCCTTGGCGTAAGTAACGATAGGCTCTTCATTGCCAACCCTAATGTTTACTTGGCAACCTGTTGTAGCCATTTCATCACAGTAAAGTGTGCCGTCTTGAACTTCTAAAACAATTCCAGATGGCTTCATGGCTTCGTCAGAGCTTACATTAACGTTTTCTGGTACAGCGGTCCCGTTAATTTGCAACCGTAATCTTTCTTTTCCTCCATTAAGTATTGTTTCTTCTGCGTTGTCTGAGAATCTGAACCAAACTGGCTGATTCAGACCTCGTGATTTGTATTCTACTACGTCTTCGGAGGTAAACATGCTGTACGTTTTTTGCATGTCAGAGACGAAATCTGATAATGCGTTGGCGGAAAACGCCGGGAGGTATATACAAGCAAGGAGTAACGAAAGTTTCATTTTCATATCATGATAATCCAATTATTTAACATCACACTTTCTAAGTTTTTCTATTTGTTCTAATTTTTCATGATCGTCATTTAGATTTCCTTCGACTATCTCCGTTTCAAGTTTGCTGATTAGCATGTTAAGTGCGTTGTAGTTATTGCATTTTACTTTGTAGGCGTAGTATGACCTTGTCCCTGGTTTTTGTACACCCATATCATTAAAGTTAGAGCTTAAAGTATAACCTTCAAGTTCAACCCCTTTTATTGTTGGAAGAATTATATTTAATGGTTCTAATTTAAATGGGTAGATATAAATATGTGATATGAAGTACTCTTCTGAAGAGATTTTCTTCATGTCTTTTGTGATTGAAACTGAATATTTATGGTTGCGAGTGATATAAAATTTTGTACATTTGTACGGCTCTAAGTTGAATAGATAATATTTGTCTTTAAAAAGAACATCTTTTCCATGTGATATTTTATGTCGTAAAGAGTTAATTATTTTGTTTATAGAAATACTCATCTACAGTATCCGACCTTAGTTATCAATTGAAAAGCCTACAAATATCGTTCAGCCAATCAAGAAATTTTTTCAGCCGGAGATGTGTACTTCAAAAAATGTGATGAATGTCACATGCGGGTGCTCTCATACACCTGCATGTAGACTATTAATTATTCAATAATCTATATTTTCTTTTGATTAAATCTTCACCTTTTTTGGTGAACGCAAAACCAAATTGCGATTTTTTGTTTAGACGAAGGACTCTGTTATCCAACGCATCGATTGATGGAATCAATGTTTGATCATCTATCCAATTAAGCAGAGTAAGAAAGTTCAGCAGCCTCAACGTTGTTGTGCGAAGCTCTTTCGATATATTTTCAATGCTGGCAATTCGTCTTTGTTTTTTCTCAGGTGGTACAGATAATTGTTCTTGAGGTTTCGAGAATAGATAATCAATTTCGTTTGCTGCATCGAATGATATGTGTGGCGTAATTTTTCTAAAAAAGCCTTTCGCTGACTCACTTGATAATAAACCAGATCTATTCATATCGTTTGTTATTCTGTACAGGAGTGGACTGTGTTTCATTTCAGGATAACGTTGATAAAAGTTAAGCAATTCAAAAGCAGCATTAGCACCAACAAGAAAATCAGAAGGATCGCTGACTTTCCAGAAAGAATGATTTTTCTTAGCGCCAGTGGTGTCAACAAATGATAATTCTTTTAACCAACTCATGATGTGCTCCTTTCTAACAAGTGAGCACATCATAGAATTAGTAGATAGGGGGTAAATATGAAATGTTACGGCAACCTGCTCAGTATTTCCTCTAAATCTTTTTTTGTCATATTGGAGTTTTCATAGATGCGCATGATTTTCTCACGCGTCTTAGCGGAAACCCCAACGGCAGATGTGACTTTGTCAAATTCAGCCATAGTCATCGTCTCCAGAATGGCATTGATAACTTCAGCCTTAGACATCTTGATTTTTTTCTCTTTGAGTTTTATTTGAAATTTTCCAAGTTTTTCATTGGCCTTATCAGACAATGCCACTTGGCAATAAGTTGTTTTCTTTTCGCTCATAACTAATCTCGTTTCAGAACTCTAAAATCGAATGCGCCATCAATAGGCAATACACCTTCCGCAAAGCCAGGTGTGGTGTCGATGATGTGTTTTCGCTCATAAGAGTGAGACAACAGATATTTGTTGCTAATGTCAATAAAATCAGTGATAAAACATACGTTTGCCTGATTCTTCTTGGCTCGTAAGCCACGACCGACACGCTGTCTCATTTCAACTTCTGCTTTCCCACCACCAGCAAGAATGACCGCACCAACGCTTGGCACATCAACACCAACATCCAGAATAGTCGAGCCTATTAAAACATCTATTTCACCAGATGCTAAACTGTTCAGCTTTGCTTGCCTTGTCGTCTGGTTAGATTCACCATAGATGAAATCAACTCTAAGACCTGACTCCTTCATCATCTCCATCAGGATTTGCCCGTGGCGTTTAAGACGAACCAGAGTCATGCAGTTGAGTGAATGTTGTTTATAAAGCAATGCCTCGCGCACTATGGCCTCATTACGTCCCAAATTATACACGATCCCCAACTGATAAGCCTTTTGGTAGGCGGTGCTCATACCAACTCTAAAATTGAGGTGTTTGTTGGCAAGTTCGGCCTTGATTCTGGCCTCGTCTGGCTTGTAGGCAACTTTATGATAAAGGAAGTACGGCTTTGCCAGAATGCCTCGATCAATCAGGTACTTTTCTGTGACTTTAATTTCAATTCGCCCGGCCACAGCCATCAGACGCATGTTGGCTTCTGTAGAATCCTTCATGAACGGCGTGGCTGTAAGCGCCAGACGATAGTCTGCGTTCACACATAATCTGGCAATGTCATAGAAATTAGAACCTGAAGACTCATGCGCCTCTTCCAGAATAAGCAGAGATACACTTGAAAGGAAGCGTTTCACCAAGTCCCGACGTTTGAGGTGGTAGCTCTTCTTATCTGGAGTTGCATCGCGTGGTGGCTCTTCAAGGAAACTTGCCAGAGTTTGAACTGTAGCGACGTTGATATGTCGTGATACCTGGAACTCACCCGAGCCAATTACTCCAACCTCTTGGTCCTTTAACCACGGTTCGCCATTTTCGGCGCGGTAGTCGATGGATCTCTGGAAGTTTTCGGCCATTTGAAACATCAGAACAGAGCGGGTTGTTAAAAATAATGTCATTCGACCGATACGTGCAGCTGCTTTGCAGGCAACGTTAGATTTCCCGCCACCAGTAGCGATCTGCGCAATCATCATTCCCTCTCGAACCAGTGTTTCTACTGTCTGATCTTGGTACGCATAATCAGGGTTGTATGGAAATGGGTTAACCGCCGGATTTGGTTTACCCAGCGCCGGGGCTTTGTCTTTGCGGATATGAACACATTTGATGCCCGCCTTGTTCAAATTAGCCGCCACGGGCTTGGCAAAGCCAGCAGGGAACGAGTTTTTGCTCCAGTTGAACATTGTGCTTGTGCCCTTCCAGTCGCCAGCCTCGACTTCGTAGCTCAACATTTGCTGCACCAGTTGCTTTACCTTGTCATCTGCGCCAGAAATAAGCGCATTTACTGCGTTAGATACAATCCGAACAGTCATAAACCTCTTTCCTTAGTGCCTTTTGTATGTTATTTGGCTATTATAATAAGTAAGTAACTACTTAGTGGAATGTAGCAATAAAATGGACGTAAAAATCACGATTTTGCAGGTTGATGTTGCCAACCTTCGCCCGAATACCTGGAACACCAATTCGGTTGGTGCGCAGAATTTCGAAAAACTGAAAGGTTCTATCGAAAAATTGGGCTTTTTTAAGCCAATTTTGGCTCGTGAGCTTGAAGATGGATTTTTTGAAATCCTCGGCGGCGAACATCGCTGGCGTGCTGCTATTGAGCAAGGAATTTCAACGGTTCCTGTGCTTTCTGTGGGCAAAATTAGCGATGTCGTGGCAAAACAGATGTCACTGGTGGACAACGAGCGATACGGTGAAGACGACCAAATCGCATTGCAACGCTTCATTGAAGAAATTCAGTCAGAACTTGACTATCAACTGTCTGAAATCGCCCCGTATGACGACGAAATCTCGATGGTTTTAGCAAAAGAGGCGGCAATCGACCTTGAAGCACTGGAGGCGTTGTCTCGTGGTAGTGATGAGCCTGTCGATACCGACAAACGAGAGAAAACCGAACGTGTGGGTGCGGAACATCAGACCATGCGCTTCAAAGTAACTTTCGATGCGTCAGATCGTGTTGCAGAAACCATAAAAAACATCATCAAAGAGCAGGCTATTAACACCGGTAATGAAATGGAGAACGCTGGTGAGGCTCTGGTGTGGCTGGTCGACTACTACAAGGAGCGTATGTAATGACCAAAAAGTTTGAAATCGTATATCGCGACCCGGCAGATCTTATTCCCTATGAGATGAATGCCAAAAAGCATGATGAACAGCAGATCCGAGATCTAGCCGCAGCCATTAAAAAGCGCGGATTTGACCAGCCAATTACGGTCGATAAGAACGACGTAATTATTACTGGCCACGGCCGCCGTGAGGCTGCAATTTTTGCTGGACTTGAGCGCGTACCGGTTATTGTTCGCGATGATCTCAGTGATGACGAGGTTCGTGCGAAGCGCCTTGAAGATAACCGACTTGCCAGCATTGATTACGATGCAATTAAGCTACAGAAAGAGCTTGAGTCGCTTGTTCTGGACGATATCGAGGTTTTCGGCTTTGAAGAGCGTGAGTTGAATGTTCTCGTTGGCAGCATGACAGAAGAAATGGACACCGACTCGCTAGTTATCGATCTTGGCGAAGAAACTAAACGACAGAAGGATGAACACACCGAGATCAGTCGCGAAGTTGCAGCGGAAGAAGTACGTGTTGTCGACGTATTGGGCTTTAAAACGCTTCCTGCTGGCTCTGCCATTGTTGTTGGTGATTTGCTTGCCCACATGGAAGAAATGACGGGAGAAAGCGGGGTAGACGCATTTGTGGCATATGCGGAGAAGATCTCTTCCGGGGAGATGGCTGCATGAGCAAATACATCATCAACGTATCGTTTCAGACTCGCGTAAATAAAACCACGCGCACGCTGGAAATCGCCGAGTCGTTCGGGCTTGGCTTGGACGAAAAAGAGTGGACGCTTTACGACAATCTGGAGCTGGAAGTGAAGCAGGGCGATGTGGTGTACATCACCGGCCAATCCGGTTCCGGCAAATCCGTTGTGCTGCGCGAGTTGCAACGACAGATGAAGGATGAAGGGCTGTCTGTAGCCTCCATCGATGATTTTACCTTCGATAATGAGGTTAACGTCATCGATCAGTTGGGCAAAACGACCAGTGGTGCGCTTGGGTTGTTATCTATGGCTGGTCTGAACGATGCATATCTGTTTGTTCGCAAGCCTTCTGAAATGTCAGACGGTCAGAAATATCGTCTCAAGATTGCCAAACTGATTGAGTCAGGCGCTAAAGTGTGGGCTGCTGACGAGTTCGGGGCTGTTCTAGACCGTGTAACCGCTCAGGTTGTGGCATCTAACCTCCAGCGTGCCGCTCGAAAGGTTGGTGCGACGGTAATGGTGGCGACGACTCACGAAGACCTGAAGAACGCGCTGCGCCCGGATATGCAGATCACCAAGCACTACAAAGAACGCGTGAAGGTGGAATATGCCTGATTTGAAGATCGTAGAGCTGAAGCCATCGAAAGAGACTGATAACAACAACGTGGAAGTCATCCGCCTGCTGGAAGAAGCACTTCAGCACGCCAGAGAAGGAAAAAGCCAGAGCCTAGCGCTGTTGATGATCAACAACGACGGCAGTGTTCTTGATTGCTGGCATAACGGCGGGCGCCCGTATGTCATGGTAGGGGCGATGGAGTCTCTTCGCCTTGATTTCATCAATGCCAATATCGAGCGCAGGTGATCGACATGGCAGATATCATCATCAAACGCTACCGCCCTGAAGAGTTTCCGCGTCATCTGGACTTTCTGGAGCGAATGACTGTCACAAAGGGAACTGTAGAGGACTGGCACGCTCTTAAGTCGCTTCACTACAAAACAGACGGCAAACCTTTCGCGCCAACATACTATCGCTGCGAACTGGATGACCGTCTGGTGGGCGTCGTGGTTATGGCTTACCCGAAACTTCTGCTGGCACCTCGCCATCGCATGTTTCCTAAGTTGAAACCAACCACCAATACCACCGTGGCTAACCAGTACTGGGGCCGGTACGTGAATAACAACTTTGCGGTGATCAGCCGCTCAGTTGTGGATACTCAGTACCGTGGCGTAGGCGTCTCTTATCGAATGATTAACCTAGTTAGCAGGATGCATGACCGGCCAATCATTGAGATCCAGTCCTCGATGAGCAAATACAATCCCTTCGCCATGAAAGCAGGGTTCAAGTTCATCCGCCCTGAGCGACCGAAGAGCTATGAAAGTGCACTGCGTGTGTTCCAGCGCCATTTCCGTTCCGACCCGGGTGATAACGAGGCGATCGTCAAAGAGTTGTTCGCAATGAGCGAGTCCCGTCGTCGCCGTGCACTGCGAGATCTGGTGGCGGACTACCACAAGAACAGTTCCCTGGCAAAAGCTGGGAGGAATCGTGGAACGACAATTCAAGACATTGCCGACAGTCTGGTGGACGAGGCCAGCATTGTGAAGCTGCTCAAGGACATTCACAACCTGAGCTTTACGTCCCCGCTGTATGGTGTGTACCGAAACCCTGACTTTGGTCGTCGACTGCCTGACACGCTGCCACTGCTGGCATTCGACAAACAACCTTTGGATAAACCGTTAGAAATTGCTTTACCGGCATAAGGATTTGCCATGATGTTAACCAATAAACAAAAGGACATCATCAAAACGCTCAATCTCGGTTATGAGCGAGGTCATCTACTTGATCTGGACGAATTGCTTGAAGTTTTGCCGTACAAGACAACAAAGCAAAGTATCCAGTTCTCAATTCGCGCTCTGATAAAAAAGGGGCTGGTGGAGAAAGGGCATACGCGCCAACGCAGTGACAATCGCTATCACCGCCGGACTCTTGGGTTAACCACTTTAGGTCGAGCCAAAGCGAAGTTACTGGTGATGTAATCGGTCTGGGACCTTATTTAAAGACCTGCTTCTGTATATATAAATAATAAGTAACTTATTAAATATATACAGAAGCAGGCTTAAAAAGACATGCCCAGACCTAATTAAACACCCCAGAAAACAAGTTGGTTAGCAGATGCAGTAAACAAGTTGTTTTAGAGCGCATGGACGCGCTCTGTGTGTTTTAGAGGGATCTATGACTGTCGAAAAAGACGAGGTAAAAACTCGCCTGACACCAGCGGAGTGGGCCGAAGCTGAAGCCAAATGGACGTCAGGCGAATATACACTCTCAAAGCTGGAGGAAGAGTACGGCATTCGTCGTGAAACACTCTCCAGACATTTCAAAAAGCGAGGATTAGAGAAAGGCGCGGACTCTGTTGGGAAGATGGTTCGTGAGTCTCTTAAATCTGACGCAGAGCTTCGCGCTAAAGCCCGTGCGGAAAAGATAGAAGAACGTCGTACACGTTATGACGGCTGGGCGTATGCGTTGGGGCAGATGGTGATGGTCGAAGTCACTACGGCCAAACGTGAGAGAAAGCCTTTAGGGGCGATTGAGGATTCTCTCAAGAGCTTACAGAGAGCCAGTAATACCCTTGCAAAATGCTTTGAAGTTTCGTCCAAAGCATTGGGCATGGATCATGCGGAAAATGACGAGGAAGAAATTCCGAACCTGGTATTTGGTGAGCTTACGCCTTCCCAGGTGGCGAAATTACGTCAGGAAGACGACGAGCCTGAAATCATCGATGACGAATTGCTTGAGACGTTGGAAGAAGAAGCTCTAAGCGAATTTGATGCGACAGATGATGGAAGTGAAGGGGAGGACGAATAATGGCAATCCCGTCCTCGCTCAGTCTTGTGCAACTGCATTCTGGACAGATGAAAGTCTTCCAGTCTCCGCATCGATTTAAAGTTGTTTGTGCTGGTCGACGCTGGGGAAAATCCCGGTTGTCGATCTCCACTATTATTCGTGCGGCGGCAAAGGAAAAAAAGCAAAGGGTCTGGTATGTCGCTCCTACTTACCAGATGGCTCGCCAGATTTTGTGGGACGACCTACAGGAAGTTCTGCCTCGTAAGTGGGTTAGGAAAAAGAACGACACCACGATGACAATCGTGTTGAAGAACGGTTCGGAGATCGCCCTCAAAGGTGCTGATAAGCCTGACACGCTGCGCGGCGTAGCGTTGCATTTTGTAGTGCTTGATGAATTTCAGGATATGAAGGCTGACACCTGGTACAAGGTGTTACGACCTACTCTTTCATCGACACGCGGCGGCGCACTGATCATTGGTACGCCAAAAGGCTTCTCGGAATTTCACAAACTGTGGACTATAGGCCAGAACGTAGAGCTGCAAAGAAAGGGACAGTGGAAGAGCTGGCAGTTTGTAACTGCCGATTCTCCGTTTGTACCTACGGCGGAAATTGAAGCTGCTAAGAACGATATGGACCCCAAATCGTTCGCTCAGGAGTACCTAGCCAGCTTTGAGAACATGTCCGGGCGCGTTTACTACCCGTTCGATCGTAACGTGCATGTAAAACCGCTTCAGTTCAACCCTCGGTTGCCTATATGGGTAGGGCAGGACTTCAACATTGACCCGATGTCTTCCGTAATTTTGCAACCTCAGCCAAACGGTGAGCTATGGGCAATTGATGAATTGGTGCTCTTTTCCTCTAACACGGCAGAAGTGTGTGATGAGCTGGAGAGACGTTTCTGGCGATGGAAATCACAGATAACGGTATTTCCTGATCCGGCTGGTGCTTATCGTCAACATGCTCGCGGTGAGTCTGACGTCGACATATTCAAAGAGAAGGGATTCTTGCGTGTCGATTATTCAAAAAAACACCCGCCAATTGCGGATCGTGTTAATGCAGTTAACCGAATGCTGATGACCGCATCTGGGGATATCAGGCTGTATATCGATCCGAAATGCAAGCATTTGATTGATTCGCTGGAAAAGGTCATCTACAAGCCTGGAACACGAGATATGGATAAGACAGGTGGCATTGAGCATAGTGCAGACGCATTGGGCTATCCAGTACATCGTAGGTATCCAGTAAAAAACCGTGTTATTCTTGGTGGTTCAAGATAGGTGTGTGGTTATTTAAGGGTATTCAAATGGAATTGAACGACAAACAAATTAAGGATCTGGTGGCGCGACGCCACCCGGAATACGAAAAGAAAAAAGAACATTGGGACTTTCTCGCTAGCACCTATGCTGGCGGGCGTGGTTGGTTTAGCGAAAATATATTTAGGTACTTTAAAGAGGGCGACCAGGAATTTAAGGAGCGAGTTGAGCGTGCTTATCGATTCAACCACACCCGTGAAGTGGTAAATCTCATTAACAAGTATCTTTTTAAAGAAGATATTCATCGAAATATTGAAGAATCGCCAGAGCAGATCCGCAATTTCTGGAAACGAGCGACTCGCCAGAATGCCTCTATTGATTCATTTATGGCCGCGATTGATTTGCAATCGTCTATATACGGTCGTATCTGGGTTGTTGTCGATAGCACGATGAGTGGTGATGTTGAATCAGTCGCTGACGAGAAAAAGAAAGATGCTCGTGCCTACGCCTACTGGATTTCACCGCAGCAAATGCTGGATGTGGCATGGGACGACGACGGGAATATGTTATGGGCGTTAATTGTGGAAGTCGCTCGTGATGACGCAGATCCTTTTACTTCTACAGGTCAGGAATACCAACGTTATCGTCTTTGGACACAAAACGAGTGGTATTTGTTCCGTGAGGAAGTGAAGAAGGGCGCTAGTGGAGCAGCTCGTCGTCAGGCAAAAGTTATTTTAGAGGATAGCGACGAGCATAATCTGGGCGTAGTTCCTGTGTTTCCTGTTGATTGTATTGGAGAAAGTGAATCACCGTATTTCAGCCCATCGTTGATCGATGATATCGCTTATCTTGATCGTGCGGTTGCAAACTATCTGTCAAACCTTGATGCCATTATTCAGGATCAGACATTTAGCCAGTTGGCCATACCGGTGCAGTCACTTTTACCTGGTGATGATAATCACACTAAAGTTCTTGAAATGGGGACAAAACGTGTCTTTACCTACGATTCTGAAGGTGGAAACCAGCCGTTTTATTTATCACCAGACCCTAAACAAGCTCAGATGATCATCACTACGATTAAGACGGTGATTAACGAAATCTACCATTCAGTTGGTGTAGCTGGCGAGCGAACGAAGCAGGACAACGCACAGGGAATAGATAATTCATCTGGTGCTGCAAAAATGTATGACTTCCAGCGTGTAAATAGCTTGCTTGTCACAAAAGCAGATCGTCTTGAAAGGGCTGAACGCCAAATCATGCAACTGGTTGCTAAATGGATGGGGGTAGATCTGGACGAAGATCACTCTCTAATAGCATATCCAGAAAGTTTTGATATTCGCGGGCTTACTGATGAATTTTCTGTTGCGGAGAAACTATCGTTACTTCAGGCACCGGACTCTGTACGTCGTCAGCAGATGGAAATGCTGATTGAGAAGATTTTCCCTAATATCACTGAAGCGATGAAAAAGGAATTTGATAAAGATCTCTTGAAATTTCCGCCAAAAAATGATCTTAATGCTCTTGAAAATAAGTCTGTACTTACCTATGATCGCAGTGCTGTCCAAGAAAGCGGACAAAATTAACCCCGAGGGAATGGGGACTCATCTACTCAAGAGAACGAGTGATAAGTAATAAAGGGAACTTTTATGAATTTGTGGCAAATGCTTATGGCCCGTCGTGGTCTGATGAATGTTGCTGAAGCGCATGAGCGTGGGGGCGCTGGCGGTGTAGCTGCTGATAATGAGCAGAGTACACAAGATCCTGACAAGCAGGGTGAACAAAAAGAGCAGCCGAAGGGTGATGGCGAATACGCTGGCATGACTCATGAAGAGTTACTGGCCGAACTTCGCAAAACCAAGAAAGCTGGTGCTGAACTGCTGAAAGAGAACATGAAGCGCAAAGAGAAAGAGCGCACATTGGCCGATCAGCTTGCTCAGTACGGTGATATCGACCCGGCGCGTGCTCGCCAGCTTTTAGAGGCTGAACAGGCCGCAGAAAACACACGTCGTGAGGCGGAGCAAGCTGAACTGGAGCGTCGTGGTGAGTTCGATGCTGTTAAAAAACAGATGATCGAAGCACACCAGGCAGAGCTGGCACAGCGTGACGAACGTTATGCAGCACTGGAAAGTGAAAACGCATCACTGAAATCTCAATTAGTTGAGATGACCGTTGGCGCGTCATTTAGTAATTCTGCCTTCCTTCGTGACAAAGTTCTAATGACTCCCGCGAAAGCTCGCGTGATCTACGGTTCTCATTTTGAAGTCGGTGATGACGGTAACGTAGTGGGTTATGACAAACCGGCAGGCCACAAAGATCGAGCTGTTCTGGTTGACGGTGAAGGAAACACGTTGTCATTTGAATCTGCGATTGAACGCATTGTGCGGGCAGATCCAGAGGCTGACGCAGTCATGCGCAGCGAAGCCAAACAGGGTGCTGGTTCTAATAGCAAACCAACCCATAAGGTAGTCCAACAGAAGTCTAAGTCGACGATGGATAAGTTGACCTCTGGTCTTGGGAAAATTGGACTTAAGTAACATCTAAATCAAAGGGAATTGATAGATGCCATTACTGCGTGAAGAAGCTGAAAAGCTATCCAATAATGAACTTGAACAGGGTGTGATCGAAACTATCATCGATCGCGATGACCTGTTTGCGATTCTGCCTTTTATGAAGATTAACTCGAAGGCATATCTTTATAATCGCGAAGCAACGCTTAGTGAAGCGACCTTTATTGATGTAAACGATACTATTGCGGAAGGCGCAGCAACATTCAGCGAACATGTTGCAAAACTGCGTATTCTGGCTGGTGACGTTGACGTTGATAAATTCTTAGCAACAACTATGTCCGATACTAACAATCAGTTGGCTGTTCAGGTTCGCCAGAAAGTTAAAGGTCTGGCTCGTGCATTCCGTCGAAATCTGATCTTGGGTAATTCTGAAACTAATACCAAAGCGTTTGATGGTATTCCGCGTCTGATGCACAAAGATCAGAAGATCGACATTGCTGGTGCATCTATGACTTTCTCTATGTTCGACGAGCTGGTCGATGCGGTGAAAGATTTGGGTGCTGACTGCATCATGATGCGTTCAGAGCACCTGCGTGCTTACCGTGCGCTGCTGCGTACAGTAAACGTAGGCCCGTCTGAAATCATGATGGAGAACTTCGGTCGTCCTATGCTGTGCCATAATGGCATTCCATTTATTGTTAACGACTTCATTCCTAAAAATGGGGTTAAAGTTACTGAAGATTCAGAGCAGAAAACGGAAGGCCAGGAAGGCACTGCTAACATTTATTGTCTGCATTTGTCAGAAGAAAATGGTCTTACCGGTCTGTATGGCGGTGACAATGCTGGTATCGTTGTGGAGAACATTGGCACGGTACAGAATAAAGATGCAGTACGTACTCGTGTGAAATGGTACTGCTCTCTGGCGAATAAGCACGATAAGGCTATCGCTGCACTGAACAATGTAAAAATTTAACTAAAATAATAGGTATGTAATTACCTATGCTTAAGGGTGGGCTATACGCCCACCCTTTTTGTAGGTTTTAAATATGCCTGTATAGCGAGAAAGCGTAATGAAACCAGCAAAAATTCGTTTATTGGAACCGCAATTTTCTGATTATTCGGGAATGTTGTGTGGAGTTAAGTTTGAGAATGGGGTATCCGTTTCCGAGTTACCTTTTATCGACCAGCAGAGGATTTGTGCATCAATGCGCGCATCAACTGTTGAGGGTAAAAACGTTTCTCCATCTGCTGCATATGGCGAACGTAATGATCTGAACGTAGATCAGATTGTTGAGCCATCAGCACCTGACATTGTTCCAATGAAGCGCGGAACGGCAGATGAACCAGCTAAACCAATTCAAACTTTCACACGGGAAGAACTGGAGTCAATTGCTGATAGTGAGGGTATTGCCGGTTTACGTTTAATTGGGAATAAGATTGGTGTTAAGGCGAAAGGAATTGTCGAAATGATTGACGGCATCCTGAAAGCACAAGGCGGTGAGTAATGGCGCAGATCGACTCGTATCGTAGCGGTGAAGCTGTTTCTCTTTCATTTGCCTTCAACGTGCTGGATATCGAATCTGCCACCTACACAGTAAAGGACAGCACCGGGGCTATTGTCGTTGATGGCGAGCCGCTAGAAATTACCAGCGGTCAAATGTCGATTCCGGTTGTCGTGTCGGCTGAATATAACCAGCTCTCTGAGAAAGAGCGAGATCTGCGGTACGTCATTGTGAAGGCTGTTGCATCGGGCCTGACGCATGAAGAGCGTCAAATGTATGTTCTGCTGAATACTTTTGAACTGTCGATACCAGAACAGTCGTTTGCAACTGTCGCTGATGCTCAAATGCAGGCGATCGATATGCTGAATGGGGACACTTTGCTGTCGGATGGTGAAGGCTTAATGCGCAAGCGTCTCATTGAGGCTACAAGACGTATTAAAACTTTACCGTTCTCAATCCGCAAAATTCTACGTATCGACTTTGACCGATACGATCGCCCTCAAAATATGCTGAATGTGTATGACATTCCGTGGGGAGCAGATGGAGCGTACCGGCATGATTTAGTCGATTGGGAAAAGATGACGCAGGAGAAGTTTGAAGAGTTCCCTGACTACTTCAAAGAAGCGTTAATGCTAGCCGTTGTCAATGAAGCGTGTGAGATAGCAAATGGCAATGACATCGTCGCAGCACGAGAGGATGGCATTTTGTCAGAATCTATCGGTGAAACGACCAACATGTATCGTACCGGTAAATCAGCAAACGTGCATGTTGCTCGCAGCACCTGGCGTTTACTGATCCGTTATATAGACAATCGTATGATTGTCCGACGTTCGTAATGTCTTTCTCATTATTTGGTTTTGGAAGCAATAGTTTTGGCTGGCAATGAGATCGACAACAGGGAGAGAGCGTGAATATTTCATGGCAAACAGAAATTGCGATCTACCGCTTTGGCACAAAGAACGTCTACGGTGAAGCGCAATTGCAGTTCGTCAGGAAGACGAATGTCGGTGTAGTTAAATTCGAACAGAGTAATGAGAAATCGTCAGTTCGTGCTGATAGCTCTGGTAGTCGTGGCAAGGCGAGCCTGGAATTGTTTGATGCTGTATTAGTTGTCCCTTTAGAAGCGGCTGTACAACTTGATGATGTGCTGATCCTTGAAGGTCAAAAATTAAAGGTGTCCAGTGTTCATCGCCGCTGGGGGCTACGAGGAAGACCAGGGCATCTTGAAGTGGGGGCGAATATATGGGTCTGAAATACGATGCGCATCAGTTCAAACGTGCGGGTAATAGACTCAACAACAGCCAGAAAGCATTCAAGCGGTATCTTATTCGGGACATGGAAAAGCTGGCGCGCTTGGTTGAGCGTCTCAGTCGAGCAATGGCCCCGCTGGAAACCGGATCTCTGGAGACTGCCATCTTTGCCAGGGTCATTAAAGAAGGGTATTCAGGGCTACGCATTGAGCTTTCTGTGTCTGGGGCAAAACCACGTCAGGGCCATCCGGGCGTAGAAGTGGGTGACTATGCTAAGTACATGGAGCTGGGTAAATACCGTCTCGGTTATCTTTCTCGAATGAAGAACGTGACAAATCCACCAATTGAAGGTGTAAAACCTCGTGTTGGTCCACACTTTCTGGAAAGAGCGGTGGAAATTAGCGAGAAGCAGTTCTCCGAAGCGATTATTGAGGCTGCCAGAAAAGCCGGATTTACGAGAGGTTAATGTGTTTATTGAAGCATTTGCAAATTTGATGCAGAAGGCAAAAATTGGCACGGTAGGGACAGACATTTTCTGTCATTACTTACCTGCCAATGTCAAATCCGGTGTCCTGCTTATTAACCCAAATACCGGTATCAGAATCGATCATGAGTTACAAGGCTTTTATCATGAGTCGTTCACAATCATTGTGCGTGGCTCGTCAATTACAACGACTATTGAGAAAGCGCGTAAGATCATTGATATGTTTCCCGTAGAGGAAACGGAATCTGGCGGGGTCTATTTTCGACTTGTACGGCCTATGGCTATGCCGGTCGTTTATCCGAACGATGATGGATCGTTAATAGAAGCCGGTATTCCAGTTGAATTTGCTGGCTATTTATTGAATTAAATAAATAGGTGAGTATATACTTAAATATAGCGCAATGAATGCGTGAAATTAACGGAAAAAGGAGTTTCCATCAATGTCTAATACCCATGTAAAAAACATCAAGCTTGGTGCCTGCAAGGTATCATTTGGTGGTGTGGATCTGGGTTACACCAAAGGTGGTGTTCAGGTTGAAGTAGCCACTGAAACGCTTAAAGTTACAGTCGATCAACAAGGTCAGACTGTAATCTCTGAATTGGTTCAGGGGCGTAACATTACCATTACCGCACCTCTGGCCGAGTCTGTGCTCAAAAATATGGTCGATCTTATGCCTGGTTCTACTTTGAGCGAAGATGACAACTCCGTCACCATCACATCTGCACAGGGCGTAAATCTGATCAACGTGGCGAAGGAACTCGTACTGACACCGCAGGACACCACCGACTATGTGTTGACGCTCCCGAAAGCGGCAACCGCTGGCAACTTCACTATGTCCTACCAGTCTGATGATGTTCGTGTGTTCTCTGTTCAGTTCAACGCGTACCCTGATGATGAGGGAGTTCTTGGCAAAATGAGTGGCCCAAAACCGGTGAAAAACGTGACGATTACACCTGAATCTCCGACTGTTAAGGTCGGTTCGACAGTTCAACTGACTGCTAATTTCACCCCAGATGATGCCGGTGATAAAACTGGTGTATGGGCGTCAGAGGATGATAAAAAAGCCACTGTTGATCAGACTGGTCTTGTGCGTGGTGTGGCACAAGGTTCTGCAAACATATCATTCACCAGCAATAGCGGTAGCAAGAAAGTAACCAAATCAGTGACGGTTAATCAATAATCAAGCAACTTATTAATCTATAAATTGAGGCTCATGATGGGCCTCTCTTTTAAAAGGATTTTAACAAATGACAAAATTACTCGATCTCGACTCAATCCTACCTCCTAAAAAAAGTGTCAAATTTTGCGGCCAGGAATATCCTATCGTTGAAATGACGGTAGGTCTGTTCGTTTCCATTAAGCAGATGGAAGGTAAAGATCTGACCAATATGTCTCCTGTTGAGCAAGTGACAGCTTATGCAGATCTGGTTCGCAAGATTATCCCTTCAGTGCCCGACGAAGTTCTTGAAAAACTGACTGTTCCGCAACTTCAGCAGATCTTCACCTTCGCTATGGAAGTGATTGATGAAGAAAACGAAAAAGCGGCTGGCGAAGGGGCAAAGTAATTTCCCGCGATGAATCCGGGACAAGGACCGTCTCAATAGATCTCGGATTCTATTTCAGTCGTGTAGTTGCTCACTACGCCGTGTCGCCGTTAGAACTACTGAACATCCCTCTCACGATGTTCTGGATGCTCAGTCGCAACATCGACCGTCTACGTGCGGAAGAGGATGTCCGCAACCTGCAAGTTGCTCGCGCTGCTCAGGCAGATGGCGAGGGCGTGAAGGCGTTCATGGAGGGTTTGCAACTCAGGATTGGAAGACCAGTCGTAACAGATAAAGTCTACGATCCAAGCCAGGACAGGGCAGACCCTGACGCCAAAGAGCAACTGATGCAAATATTTGGCAGAGGATGACAAGGGAATGTCACAAAACGTAGAGTTTATCCTGTCGCTGGAAGACAAACAGTTTACAGCGTCAATCGATCGTGCGGGAAAACTGCTTACTCGATTTGGTGAGCAGGTAACAAAGCCTGCTCAAAAAATCCAAACCTTTGAACGCTCTTTGGGTTCGGTCGCCCGTATCATTGGCGTTCTGGAAAGCAAGCTCGATTCTACGGCAGATAAACTACAGGATGTAGCTGTCGGTTTTGAGCTTGCTTCAGATGCTACGCGTAAAATGCGTGGCAACATCACCAGCCTCAATTCTGGTCTTAAAGCTCTGATTGAGCGCGTCGATACGACAACTTCTTCAGTAGGTAAACTCACCGCGTCATTACGTAAAGTGCAATCAGAGCTAAATGATTTCTCTGATTGGGCGACGTATGCAAGCAAAAGCGCAAACCGCTTTGGTACGGAGGTCAAAGAAGCCTCTGCGTCCGTGAGTGGCATGAATACGCGCCTTAATACCACGACGAAGCGACTCAGTAATTGGGGTGTCACAACGAGTCAGGCTGCCGAGGGACTGAAAAAGGTTCGTGAGCAGATGGACGAAGTTATCGGACGTCAGCAACTGATTAGCAAGCCGGTACGCGTTCGTACATCTGGAAGTGGCGATGGTGGTAGCGGTAGCGGGCAGCGTAGCGGCGCTTCTGGCCATAACGGTAAAAATAACGAAGGAGGTATGTTCTCTGGCCTTCGTGGCAACATTTTCCTGCTTGGCGAGATCGGAGATGCAGCCAGAACGGTTACTGACATCATGTTTGGGTGGCAGAAGCCTATTGTTGAAGCTGCGGCCGAAATGGAACGTATGCGGGTGATGCTTCGAGGGTTGAATAAGGAGAAGTCCAACCCTGGCCAGGCTGCCGCTGATGATATGAAGTACATCGTAGACATGGCTCAAAATGCGCCGTTCGCGATGCAGGCGTTAACAGACTCCTTCGTGAAGTTTCGTTCTGCTGGCTTAGATCCAACCGATGGTTCTCTGAAGGCGCTGGTGGACTCCGTTGCTCGTTTTGGTGGTGATAGTGAGCTGTTGAAGCGTGCATCCATTGCGATCCAGCAGATGTCCGGTAAGGGCGTCGTATCTATGGAAGAGCTTCGCCAGCAATTAGGTGAAGCTGTTCCTAACGCGATGCAGGCAATGGCAGACGCCGCAGGCATCACTATGGGGGAACTTACTAAAGCCGTTGCCAGCGGTACGGTTGAGGCAAAACATGCCTTGTCTCTGATGTTTGTTGGTCTGCGTGCGGAGAATGAGAACGCAGCGAAAGACATGATGCAAACCTACACAGGTTCGCTGGCGCAACTTCAGACGTCATTCACGTTATTTGCTGATCGGGTTGGTCAGGCCGGATATCTGGATTCTCTATCGAAGGGGATGAAAGAACTGGCTTCAATCATGAATAGCGCCGAAGGGATTTCGTTTGCCAATTCTTTAGGTTCGGGGTTAACGACGGCAATCGATGGGTTGCGTCAGCTTGCTCAATGGTTAGCAAAGAACCAAGAGCTGGTAATTAATCTCGGTAAGGTCGTGGCTGCGATGGTTGCGTTCAAACTGATGCGAGCAGGGATCATGGGGGTAGTTGGCGCAGGCAGCCAGATGGTTAGCACCTTTGCCACGATGGCGACCGCCATACAGACTCCATTTAACCTCGGCGCTACAGCAGTAACTCGATTCAATCGTGCGGCACGTATGGGGCTGGCTCCGATCCCCTCTCTTATTTTCGCCATCCGTGGGGCGATTACGGGGCTTAAAGGCGCTTTTGCTGGATTAACGGCGTTCATTGCAGCAAACCCTATAGGGGCAGCATTTACAGTTGCCACTGTAGCTGTTGCTGGCCTAATCACGTACATGACCATGCTCCGCAGCGAAACTTCAAAGGTCGTTGACGAGATTAGGAAAATACCAGAAGCGATGACAGCGGCCAAACGTGCACAGATGGCGGAGTATAAAGCGCGTCTTGAGCAACAAATCACGCAAAAGGAACAAGAGTTAAAATCTGGCGAAAAGGTGGTTTATGGGCCGGGTATGGCCGGAACTACAGTAAAGATTAATCAGGATGAACATAAGCGTATAGAAAATGAGCTAAATGACCTTCGTAAGAAACGCGATAAAACTACTGGGGCAATTGAACGCGGAGACATTGCCGTAGCCAAACGTCTTGCAAAAGATGCGGCAGAATCACAGATAGAGAAAATACGGGAAGAGAATAGAGACTTTGCGGCAACATTCGCTAAAGCTCGTCAAGAGGCTCTGGAGAAGATCCAAAAAATCAATGATGACGATTCACTTTCTGATGACGAAAAGAACAAACTATTGGCACCGTTACGTGAAACGGTAAACAAAAGCTATCTGAAACCAGCGCAAGAATGGGTTGATTCACTTTCTTCTCGTAAGAATGCTGTCGAGGGGCAAATAGCCACTCTTAATGATCAGCTTGAAAAAGCGAAAAAGGAAGGAAACACCGAGCAGATCAAGAAACTGCAAGGAAGTATTCGTGGTTATCAGGAGAATTTGGAAGTCGTCGCTCAGGAACTGACTCAGGCAGAGTTCGAGAGAGATAACGCTGCCAAAACTGGTAAGGGCGTAATGTCAAACCAGGGGACTGTTCTTGGGTTAGGTACAACTGATAAAGCTGCTCAGAAGGCGTTGGCGCAATATATGCGAAACCAGATGGATTCTGCGACTTATCAGCGTACTTTGCCTGACGGCACTCCGATGATGGACTTCGAAGGTAAGCCGATTATTGGGCCTAAACAACTCAAGACGCAGCTTAATTTGCAGAAAGCATCCAGTGCCAGCTCTCTGGAGAAAATGAGCGATGAAGAGCGTGCCGCAGCCATTGCCGCACTGACTAAAGCTCGTGAACAGGATGCCGCAGCCGCCGAGAAAGCAGCCCAACGATCAGCTAATGCCTCGCAGCGTGCGGCCAAGAAAGAACAGGCAGCGCAACAGAAACTGGCAGCCGGATACCAGAAGGCTCTGGACAAAGCCGATCAGCTTATGGGGCAAATGGGTGAAAGCTCTAAGGCTACGGTATCGTTTGATCAGTCTCTTCGCGATACAACGAAATCGCTGACAGATTTGGCTAATGCGGTTCCTAACGAGTTCATCACTCAAGAGATGATCGACAAGGCGAAAAAACGTCTTGAAGACCTCAAAAATGCGACACCTGAATATCGCGAGATGTTTAATCGCCGCAATGTTGAGCAGATGATCTCCTCTTGGGCACCGGAGGCGGATTCCATTATTAGTGCTGGCTATACGCCGTCTCGTGAAGAGAAAGTTGCTGATTTCGAAGACACTTACAACCGCAATCTCAAAGCGTTGATAGAACTTCGTGATGAGGCGTCTGATCCTAAAGTCGTGGCGCTTTATACAAAGAAAATCAATCAACTTATTGCTGCTGGCAATACCGCACTTATTAAAGAGACTGGTACTGCGACGCAGAAGTTGGCACTGGAATACGAAAACCTGGCAGAGCAGATCGAAAGCACCTGGACTGATTTGTTTAGTGGCTTAACTGATGTCCTGACTGATTTCGTTATTAACGGGAAGATGAGCTTCTCCAGCCTGTCTCAGTCCATTTTGAAAGATATCACCAATATGGTCGTGAAGTCGCAGATCACGCTGCCTCTAATGAACATGTTGGGGATGGGAACTACCGCAGCTGGTAGTTCACAGAGTGGTAATTTCCTAACCGGGGTTGCCAATCAAGGTGTGCGCATAAGCAACACTGTTAATGGCGACAAGTCGGTAGGAGAAGCCACGAAGGAGACGTCCAGTTCGGTAACTGGATTGGGGCAAACGACACAGCAGACCACCAGCGCAATTGGCACAGCAACAAATGCGATTGGTAGCTGGGTATCAGGGCTATTTGATAGCACCGAAGCCAAAGATGCCGAGACAAAAGCAGTGAAGGATTCCATCTTCTCGATGCAGAACCTCAGCTCTGTTACCGGCGCGCTGTCTGCCGCTTTTGCAATGCTTGGGGCTAATGCTTCAGGCTCAGGTAATAAGTGGTTAAATTTTGGCGCGACAGTTGCGTCTGGTTTGGTGTCTGTGTGGGCTGGTGGCGGATTCGATGGATTGATGTCTGGTGCTTCTGGTTCATCTTCTGGATTCAATAATCTTACTGGCCTTGCTGCTGATGGCACGAAAGGCATTCCAGCAATTCCGAAGTTTGCAAATGGTGGCATATTCGGAAAAGACGGCGTGATCCCGCTCCGGGCATACCAGAAAGGCGGTATTGCTAACTCGCCTCAATTAGCGTTGTTTGGGGAAGGTTCTATGAATGAGGCGTATGTTCCATTGCCTGATGGCCGAACAATCCCTGTAACGCTCAGTACCGATGGTATGAGTGGAGGCGGAAATGTTCTTTCTCCTGTATCAATTGAGATCAACGTCCATAGTGACGGTAGCACAACTGAATCCGGCGATACAGAAAGCATATGGAACAATGCCGCTCAACGGATGAAAGCAATCGCGCTTGAGACTATCGCTCAAGAGAAACGTCCTGGCGGATCACTCAACCCAAACACTCAACGTAACTAACTATAGACGGCCCCAACGGGGCAGTCTCACAAGGATGTGAGATGGAAAGACTGACTTTTAATTGGTATCCAGATTACGAATCTGAAAAAAGCGTAAAACCGAATGTAACGGTACTTAATTTTGGTGATGACTACGAGCAGCGACAGGCTCAAGGTCTTAATCGCATTAAGGAAGAGTGGTCGTTAACTTTTAGCAGACAATACAACGAAATTAATGCCATTGATGATTTTTTGACTGATCGAGCTGGTGTTGAGTCATTCTATTGGGTAAACCCACGAGGTAAACGGATAGTGGTTGTGTGTGACAGCCATATGGTCAAACGCTATCAAGGTTACTGCGTGTTAACTGCTACATTCAGACAAGTGTTTGAGGTTTAAGTGTCTGGATAAGTAAATGCTAATTTACTATCATGATGGTGATGGTGATGGTGATGGTGATGGTGATGGTGTCCTGCCAGCACCACTTATTTCAAGGATGAAACAATGGGAATTAAAGCTGATATTCAGAGCTTATCTCCCTCTGCACTCATTGAGTTGTTCGAACTGGATATGTCGAATACAACTTCAGGAGGGAAACTATTCTTCCACGCCGGAACAAACGAACTTATTCAGCCGGTCGTCTGGCAAGGAGTTACATATGAGCCGTGGCCAATCAAAGCATCAGGCTTTGACAAAACGGGCCAGGGGACGTTGCCACGTCCAAAAATTCAGGTATCGAACTTTGCCGGAACCGTCTCTGCGGAAGTTCAGGCAAACGACGATCTTGTTGGCTGTCGCATTATTCGCAAGATGACTCTGGCTCGCTTCCTCGATTCCGTTAATTTTAAAGATGGCAACCCAACAGCAGATCCAAACCAGCACTTCCCGGATGAAATGTGGTTTATCGAACAGAAAACACTCGAAACGCATCAGGTTGTCGAGTTTGAGTTGTCCAGTGTGTTCGATTTGATGGGGGTGCAACTGCCGTATCGTCAGATCATTAAAAACACCTGCCCGTGGAAATACCGAGGGCCAGAATGCGGCTATACCGGTCCATATTTCGACAAAAATAACCAGCAGACGTCTATGTCTGGTGCGGATTACTGCACAAAACGTTATGACGCCTGTAATGCACGTCGGAATTATTTTGCCGACGGTGTGATCCATTTTGGCGGATTTATTGGAGCTACGCGGTATGGGTAATAAAGCAATCCCTGAGCTTGGCTCTGACGTTATGCAGCAAATCTATCTCTGCGCCATAAATCGCTACCCTAATGAAGCGTGTGGCTTTCTGGTTAGAACTAATGGCGACAAATATCGCTTTATGGAAGCGCGGAATGTTTCGGAGAACCCGCAGAACACTTTTGTAATGCACGTTGACGACATTATGGCGGCAGAGGATGCGGGTGATGTTATCGCAATCTGGCATTCACATACAGATGAATCAGCAGAAGCATCTGATGCCGATCGTGCAGGCTGCGAAGCGACGGAAGTTCCGTGGATGATTCTGGCTATTCGCAAGAATGTTGAGGGAGATGCCCCTTTCCATTTTAGCGAGATGAATGTGATCACACCTGATGGTTTCGAAATGCCATACCTGGGTAGACCGTATGTATTTGGCGTATTCGATTGCTGGATGTTGTGTCGGGACTATTTGAAGCGTGAGTTTAACGTCGAGCTTAACCCGAACGCACACCTGCATATTCCATCGTGGTACACCGGCGATAACGACATTCTCGACCAGAACTACCGAAACGAAGGATTGGTACGGCTTGCGCCTGGAACAGAGCCTCAACGTGGGGACGTCTTCTTTATTCAATACGGGAAAATGCCAGATCACTGCGCGGTTTATATCGGCGATGGAATGATTCTTCATCACCAGATCGACCGTCTTAGTTGTCGTGCTTATTACGGCGGAATGTATCAGAAACATACGACGCATCACTTGCGTCACAGAGACTTGCTCAAGGGAGATGAGACGTGTCTGAGTTAGTTCATGTGCAGCTTGGCGGACCTATGGCCAAACATTTTGGCCGCCACTGGCATCTAAAGGTGCGCAATACAAAACAGGCTCTGGATTTAATTGAGGCCAACAAGCCTGGTTTTAAAGCATGGATGAAGCGCAATATCAAAACCTATGACAGATACCACATCCAGATCACCAATAAACAGGGCCACAAGTGGTCTGTGGACGAGAGTGAATATCAGATGATGGGGCAGTCTGACAACATTGCCAAAATCCGCATTACACCTGTTCCGCGAGGAAGCGGTGGATCTGCTTTTGGGTGGTTTCAGACGGTTGTTGGAGCAGTATTAATGGTTGCCTCGATATGGGTGCCCGCTCTTGCGCCTCTCGGTTTGTCACTGATGATGGGCGGTATAGCGCAAATCATATCTCCACAAGCCACTAACGAAAGTGTGAGACAGGCTGATAATTCGAACTCTTTTTACTTTGATGGGCCTCAAAATACAACAAACCAGGGCAACCCTGTACAGCTTATCTATGGCGAGGAAATTTTAGTTGGCTCGCAAGTTGTAAGTTCTTCTATCACCATCGATCAGCTTATGTAATCAAGGATTTTTGGACATGGAACAGTTCAAGAAGAAAAAGTTACCTCTATTAATTGCAGGTTCAGGTGGCAAAAAAAGTAGCAAAAGCTCTAGTCGCACACCAGTTGAAGCAGACGATACCGTAAATTCTCGTGCTATGGCCTCTATTCTCGATCTTCTTGGTGAAGGCGTAATTGGCGGCCTGGTAAATGGCGCAAGATCTATTTTTGTCGACGATTTGCCCATAGTAAATGAAGACGGCTCTTCAAACTTTAGCGGAATTTCATGGGATTTTCGAGACGGCTCACAAGACCAGACACCAATGTCTGGCTTTGATTTCGTCGAAACACCTAAATCGATCAATATCCAACTAAAGAAATCTCATTATGTGACGGTTTCAATAGATAACGATGAGGCCGATCGCGTTCGAGTCATCATGAAGTTCCCTTCTCTGCGAAGAATAGACCAAAAAACGGGTGATACGAACGGCACTACCGTTGAGTATAAGTTCCAGATCTCAAATGGAGATTCGACATTTGTAGATGTGGTTGCAGAAGGTGAAAAAAACGTTGGTATTAAGTTAACAGCGAAGAAAACAGGTGTTTATTATCGTAGTTATGAGCTGAAGTTACCCAAGCCAGGTCGGGCATACAGTATTCGAGTAGTTCGTATTACTGATGATAACAACGGTCAGTATCTTTATAACGATACATGGGTGGACTCAATTGGTGAGATCGTTGATACACCGATGAACTACCCAAACTCTGCGTTGGTGGGACTGAAGGTTAATTCTGAGCAGTTTGGCGGCTCTATGCCTTCTCGTTCCTATCTGGTGCGGGGATTAAAAATTCGCGTACCATCAAACTACAACGAGGCTAGCAACACTTATGATGGCGTATGGGATGGCTCTTTTAAGCCGTTGTCTTCTTCAAACCCTGCGTGGATTCTCTTCGACTTGCTTACCAATTCTCGATATGGGCTTGGTCAGTATGTGTCGGAATCTATGATTGATCTCGGCCAACTGTACCAGATCGGTCGATATTGTGACGAAGAGGTTGATGATGGCTTTGGTGGTAAAGAGAAACGCTTTGCAATCAATACGCAGATCACCAGTCGACAAGACGCATACCGATTAATTCAGGATATTGCCGGTGCATTCCGCGGCATGGTGTTTTGGGCTGGTGGCATGGTTAATATCATGCAGGATAGCCCGTCAGATCCGGTAATGATGTTTACTAACTCCAACGTCAAAGATGGATTGTTTACATATAAGGGGTCTGCGCGTAAAGATCGCCCATCCGTTGCGCTCGTAACCTACAACAACAAGGAGGACGGTTATAAGCAAAACATCGAGTATGTTGAAGATCAGGACGCAATGCGCCGTTATGGTGAGCGTAAAACAGAAGTCGTAGCATTTGGATGTACGAGCCGAGGCCAGGCTCACCGAGTTGGTTTGTGGCTGTTGTATACCGCCAGAATGGAGTCGGATGTAATTACATTTACTGCTGGCTTAGACGCGTCATTTCTGATGCCTGGTGAAACCGTTCTGATTCAGAACAAATATCGTGCAGGCAAACGTAACTCCGGTCGAATTGTGGAGTTTACCAAAAATAGCATCACTCTCGATGCGCCTGTGTCGTTAGCTAAAAGCGGCAGCTTTATTCGGATATTGAATCAGAAAGGCAAAATCGTTGAACGCGATGTTCTTGAAACTGGCGAAAACATAACAAAGGTTACGTTTTCAAAAGCCCTGTCGTCGGCGGAAACGCCAGTTTTGAACGGTGTCTGGACAATTACAGAACCAGATCTCGAACCTATGCGCGTTCGCATCGTTAACATCGCGCAGGGGGAAACGCCGGGTAGCTTTGACATCACCGCTGTTGAGAACAATCCGTCTAAATATGAGGCGATCGACAATGGTGCAACGCTTATCCCGCAAAATACGACGGTATTGGACCCGACTTACTCCAAGCCGTCTAATTTGCAAATCACCGAAGGGACTTATCTCTCAAGCCCTGGCAATCTGTCAGTAAAACTGACTGCAACATGGGAAGGGAAATCTCCAGTGTATTGGATCAGTTGGCGACGTTCTGATGAAAACAATGTATCGAACTGGCAATCGGCGCGTGTAACCGAAGAGCAATACGAAATCGTTAATGTTGCAGAGAATGGACGTTACGACTTCCAGTTGTATGCGGTTTCATTCAACGGTAAAAAAACAGAGATTATCAGTACCGTTTATCAGGTGCTGGGTACAATGACGCCGCCTGATGCGCCCATGTCATTAACGGCAGTTGGGGACTATCGTAATGTGATACTGAATTGGGTCAATCCAGATTCGGTAGACCTTGATCACATTAATGTTTACGCATCCCAGACCAACAATCTGGATACAGCGAAACTGATCGCAGAGTCAGCGAGTACAACCTTTACACATGCTGGTCTTGGTGATAACGAAACTTGGTATTACTGGGTTAGATCAGCAAATAAGCGTGGCATGTTGAGTCGTCCAAACTCAAATCTTGGTACAGAGGCCACAACGCGAGATGTTCTTTCATTTTTAGCCAATAAAATTACCTCGTCAGAACTTGGCCAGGCTTTAAATGAGGAAATTGACAGTAAGGCTTCTCAACAAGCTGTTGATGAAATCAATAATCATATCGTTCAGAGCGTTGAATCTCTGGAAGGTGAAATTTCCGCATTAAATAAGGAGCTAATGAGTAGTATCGATGAGTTTAAAACATCGTTTACTGAACGCAGCGATACACTGGAGAATGCGCAAAGCGAGCTTAGGACGGAAGTTTCTAGCACTCGGGAAAAAGTAGATGATGCATTACAACAGGTTGAAAATTCAAATGCAGCACTTATTGAACTACGCAATACAGTATCAGAACAAGGTGATTCTGTTGCAGGTGTCGTAGAAGCAGCAAATGCGGCACTTGAAAATGCATCATCTTTAATTGCCGAAGAGCGTGAAGCTCGTGCACAAGCAGAACTGGCGAATGCTAAAAAGATAGAAACGATAAAATCATCGGTTGATGAAAGTGTTGCGGCTGTAGAAGAAATGCAGAGAACAGTTGCTGAGGTAGGAAGAGTAAGTTCAGAAATCACAACTAATCTTGAAGCAATTTCTAAGACAAATATCGATCTTGCGTTGCGGCAGGACGAAGATCAGCACAGACAGCTGGTAAATAACGCGAAAATTGCAACGACTCAAAAGATTCTTGTCGATGATGTGTCCGCAATGGCATCTAAGGTTGAAGAGATACGAGCCGAGATTGGTGACAACATTCGAGCATCTATTCTCGAAGAAACGACAGCAAGAACCGACGCTGACAATGCGTTAGCCAGTAGCATGACACAATTACAGAGTAAATTTGAAAATGATATTAGTGCTGCTATAAGGTCAGAACAATCCACTAGGGCATCAGCGAATGAAGCGCTTTCAACTCAAATTACTCAACTGGAATCTAAAGTCAATACAGATCTTTCCACTGCAATTAGAGAAGAGCGACAAACAAGAGTCACTCAAAATGAAGCGTTATCAAGACAAATCAATCAATTGCAGGTAAAAATGGATGATGACATATCCGCTGCTATTAATGAGGAAAGAGAAGCCAGAGCATCAGGCGATAGTGCGCTATCAAGAGAAGTTAGTAGTTTAAAAACAAAAACAGGTAAAGACATTGCAGCGGCAGTAGCAGTTGAAACCAAAGCAAGAATTGACGCTAATGATGCATTATCCAGACAAATATCCTCGCTTACTACAAGGGCCAATGAGCTTGAGTCCTCGATAGAGCGAGAATCGACATCTCGTACAAGTCAGGATTCTGCCATTGCAAAAGACTTGACGAGTTTTAAAACAAAAACTGCTAAGGATATAAGTGCAGCTGTTGCGGTAGAAACCCAGGCAAGAACTGACGCTGATACCGCATTGACGTCGCAGATTAACTCACTAAAGACGCAAACTGGTAAAGATATAAAGGCTGCTGTGGCAGAAGAGACAAAAGCAAGAACTGATGCTGATGCGGCGCTTGCGACAAGAGTAACTAATCTCCAGTCGCAAACAACAAATGATATCAATGCAGCGATTACGTCAGAGTCAAAGGCCAGAACAAGTGCAGACAACGCTCTAGGAAAACGAATTGATACACTGAAAGCGTCTGTAGATGGAAATGTTGCCGTTATTCAACAGCAGGCTTCTGCTATAGCTGACGCAAATAGAAAAGTATCCACCTCGTACACATTGAAGATGGAAACTTCAACGAGTGGAGGGCAGAAGTATGTAGCGGGCATTGCGCTTGGTATTGATACAGCGGGGCTTTCTCAGTTTTTGGTGCGGGCAGATCGATTTGGTTTGGTCAACAATGTTAATGGGAAGATCACAACGCCATTTGTTATCGAAAACAGCATTGCATATATGAACGGTGCTTATATCAAAGATGGCACTATCACAAACGCAAAGGTAGGTGACTTGCAATCAACAAACTTCGTAAGCGGACGAGCCGGATGGAGATTTGGCAAAAACGGAACGCTTGAGATTAACGGTAACAGTGGCGGAAATGGGAGATTAGTTATCAATGGGCAGAGGATCGACGTTTACGATGACAATAATGTACTCCGGGTAAGAATTGGTCGGCTTTGATTATGGAAAAAAATATTTTCATCGATAATAATAAGTAGCTACATACTTAACTGTGGGCGAGGATAGCCCACCTTATTAAAGGAGCAGATTCAACATGTGGTACAGGGAAGGTACTATCACATTTACACAAGGCAGCAATACTCTGGTTGGTGCTGGGACAGCATGGAACGTTACGGCCAATGGTGTGTTGCCTGGCATGATTGTCGTCGCACCTGATAATAAATTGTATGAAATTAAAAGCGTAACAAATGACACAACCTTAACGTTGGTTGAAAACTATACTGGTGAAACGCAAAGTAATATCCCATGTAGGATCATAACTACATACGAAGGAGATTTGACTCAGTTTAGTGCTCGATTTACTGCGCTTTTATCGAGAATGGCCGGTGATGCTAAAACTGTGCGTAATTGGCTAACGGCTGTAGATGAAATAACACTTGAGCGTGAAGATGGTACAAGTATTAATGTTAAACCTCTTGCGAAGATTATTGATGAGCATAATAAGCACGTAGAATGGTACGAAAATAATACGAATGTAATCGATGAAGCCAACACCAGAGTAAAGCAAGCTGCGGCAAGTGCTGCGGCAAGTGAAGAACTTGCCGCAGAGATTCTATTGCGAGCAGAGAATGCGACAACACGAGCAGAAGAGGCTGTATCAAGAGCTGCGACAGCATACGGGCCACAGGGACCAAAGGGCGATCGAGGAGAGAAAGGCGATAAAGGCGAGCAGGGGATTCAGGGCAAGACTGGTCCACAAGGGCCACGTGGTCTTCAGGGGGATACTGGTCCTGTTGGACCTCGTGGAGTTCCAGGACCTCAAGGGGAAATAGGCCCTCGTGGAGAAACTGGACCAAGAGGAGAAAAAGGTGATCCTGGTGGTCCACAGGGACCAAAGGGTGACACAGGACCAAGAGGGGAACAAGGACCTCAAGGCCCAAGAGGAGCTACTGGAGAGAGGGGACCACAGGGTTCCCGAGGACCGGCAGGTAGCGCCGGTCCAAAAGGGGAAAAAGGCGATCCAGGATCACAGGGTCCGAAAGGTGAAACGGGAGCAACAGGCCCAGCTGGTCCGCGGGGAGCGCAGGGACCGAAAGGGGAGAAAGGAGACCCCGGTCCCAGAGGTGAGCGTGGAGAAACCGGGCCGATGGGGCCAAAGGGCGAGAGAGGCGAGAGAGGCGAGAGAGGGGCGCAGGG